CACTGAAGAGGAAATCAAAGAACTAACTACTGAATAAAAATATATGGCAGCAGGAGCTTATTTAGTAAAGGATCCCGAAGCAACAGTATTTGAAAAAGTACGAGTTGCTTCACAAGCCTATACTATTGGAGACATTGTAATGTTAGACAGAACAGCTGATGCGATTGATGTCGTGCCAGCTACTTCGGCTACAACTACAACCAATCTCTATGGTGTAGCAGTTCAAACTGTGACCTCATCGGCCACAGAACTTTTGATTACAGTTATTACTTCAGATCAGGAATGGTTATTGCAGTCTAGTGCAGATGCAGTAGTAAATGATAAAATGCAGAGAATGATATTAACAGATGCGAATACGGTAAATAATACTCATACAGATAATACAACTAAGGAAGCTGTATTTATGCAAACTGGTTATAACGGTGCATTAAGTAATAGAGTATTGGTCGGTAAATTCTTAAAAGTAGCTAATGTAACTGCATAGTAAAAAAATAAACTAAGCAGTATAAATTTATGCCAACAGCCCCATTAAACATAGCTCAAGCGTCTGATCTAGTAGATGTTTCTATCCAGAAAGTATTTGCAAAGACCTCTGAGCCGGAATTGATGTATCCTAAATATTTCAATGTCCGTAAAACTGAAGACTATTATGATAAAGATTCTTCTTTGTCAGGTCTTGGTGAAGCTGATTTCGTTGATGAAAACGGAATCATAATTTCTGACACTCCAGTTCAAGGATATGACAAAACCTACACTCAAGCGATGGTTGGTTCAATCGTGTCCTTTACTTATCAGATGTGGAAATTTGGTATCAAGAAAAGAGATCTTGATAATGTAGCAAAAGAGTTAAAAGCCTCTATTGCTCGAAAGAAAGAAAAACTTTGTGCAGAACGCATTGATAACGCTTGGGACACTTCATACTCCCATTCAGGTCAAGGTGGTTCAAGAACAATCGCCACAACTGGTGGAGATGGACTTGAAGCAGCCTCAGCAGCTCACACAAGAGAAGACGGTGGTACTAACATGAACAATGTTGTTTATGATGGAACTACTTACAACTTGCCTTTTGATTATGCTGGTATTAAAGCCGCATATAGAACAGCAGGGCTCTTTGTAGACGCAAGAGGTAATCCTCGAACAGCAAATCTCGATACCTTAGTTGTGAAGAATATGTCAGCAGTTCACTATAAAGCAATGGAAATTCTAGGAGCTATCCAAAAAGGTAAAATCCCAGAGTCAAATGACAATGATGGAGCAGGTGCAAGAGCTTTCAAAATTGTTCCACTTGACTACATGACCAATGCGGCATATTGGGCGATGTTTGACAGTTCACGAGCTCTAACAGATAAAGAAGGATTTCAATTTGTTGAATCTGAAGGTCCTCATCTTGATCCAGTAAATGTTGTTTACAAAACAAAAGAAATTCAAACCTCAGCAATTACACTTTTTGACTTAGGTCATAATGATGTAGCAAGGTCGTGGGTGTTCTCGAAAGGTTCTTCAGTTAGCGAATAATTATTAATTAATTAAGGCTTTCTTGAAGTGGGTGAGGTGTACTTCTTTTAAAGGTTAAGAGGAGTACACCAATACTCTATACACGGGAAAGTCTTCAAATAAAATGGCTACAATAGCAGGCAATTCTTACTCAAGCCCTAAGAATATGAATCTCAAAAATGGTATTCTTAGATTTGATGTAAGTAAATCTTCAAATCCTCTAGCCAACGATTCAAATGGATGGGGTCTTTATGTCAACTCTTCAAATGAGTTGGTATATTGGAATAAAACCTCAACAGCTACACTAGGAGCTGCTGGTGGTGTTGGATCACTTGACGCTTCATATAGCGATGGACACACGATTACAGTAGATGATGGAGCAGTCATATTCAATGACTCTACAGCAGCAGGAGCTAATGTTATTGATATCAATAAATCAGGAGCAGGTTCAGGTAATTTATTTGATGTCGATATTACAGCTGCCTTTACGGGCAATGTGTTGGACATTAAATACGGAACTGGCGTAGCAGCAAAAGGTA